ATTAGGATTCCATCTATAAGAGGTCATAGCAGAATAAGTATGTTTTCCTCCCATAGTATCAAAGTATAAATTATCATTTTCTATTAGAGATTGTAAGTAAGATATACCATCATTAACTGATTTAATTGCGTTCTCACAATATATATCATAGTCATAGGCAAAATCTGCTTTCACTTGCTGAGCTGCGGAGTCTATGTATATAGTTTCTATATTCCACCTATCTATTTGTTCTTGTATTGCAGAAGCTAGTTCAGAAGTAGTAGACTCTTTAGATATATATTCATCAAGAATATAGTAAGAGTGACCGTCGTAGCCTATAACAACAAATACATTCTCATCTCTATACCCAACATCGAGTCCTGCAATAATCTCGATGTACCTATTATCTGCATAATCATCAACATGTTTTGTTTCATCTAAATACTCGTATATTTGTGCTTCTGTAGTGGTCCACTCACATTCATATTCTTGGGCAAATAATGCTCTTGTAGAAGTTCTTTTAGCTTCCATAACATCTTTTTCAGATAGTAAAGGATTAGCTCTCCAAGTATGTATAGAAGAACCCCATTCTTCAAATTCATCATCTTTTCCTCTCATAAAGTAGTTATATAGATAATTACCTTTACCGCGCGGAGTAGAAATCCACAAGCATCTAGAATCTTTAAAAGTAGATAGTGCGGGACGTAGATCACGAGTAAAATACTCATCATGAGGAATAATTGCAGCCTCATCTACTATTAGTAGATTAGCTGCACGACCAACTAAGGAGTCTCTGTTATTAGCAGATAGTAATCTAAAAATAGATCCATTTACAAGTTTAACTACTTTATCTTTTTGATTAAACTTATCAACTTCTAACTCCATACTTTTAATTAAGTCAGTAACATAGTCCCATATAATAGAAGATAGTGAAAAGTTAGGTGCAACTACCATAACTTGCTGTCTAGGTTCTAGTAACTTAGCAAACGCAATTATAGCAGCAGAATAAGATTTACCAGTACGACGAGCAGCCACATGCACAAAAAATCTATTTTCTTCTAATCCTGCTAACATAGCTCTTTGAGATTCGTTAAAGGACACATTCTGTGGTAACTTACTACATAGTTTATCTACATTAATTTTAAAAAATTTATCATTCATTTAGGTAACATATTATATAATACAGAAAAAAGAGTTACTAAACCTGCTACAACACCACCAGCCCACAATAATGTGTGTAAAGATGTCTTACCTTGATTAGCTAATTTAGATACTTCATTTAATTTTCCATGAATAACTTTTAGTTCTTGAGATATAGAAGCCATGTTCTCCATAATAATCTTATGTCGAACTTCACATACCGCCTCATGTGAGTAGATATTAGCTTTATTAGTCTGAGAACGTTCGTGTAGAATATCTAATTCTGCTTGCACTTGATCTAACTCTCTTATATTATCTGACATAATTACTCCGCATAATACTGCTATACTTTTTACTTATAGATAAAAGGATCTTCTTGTCTCGCTTTTTTAAGCCTTTTTCTATATGCTATTTCCATTTTAATATTTTTTATTATAGTCTTTAACCAATTCATTTTTTAAAACCACCATATATAAAGCCACTTTTAAATTCAAATGACTCTAAAGATTCTCTTGTAGAGTCATAAGTTTTATCTGTACTAATATTTGTAAATACTAATTTTGTATTTGTATCTTTAGCAACTTGTTTATATACATCTAATGTAGTACTTTGCTCAAAAGGATTATCAAATTGATCTCTAAACCAGCTTTCTCTTTGTTTACTTTTCATATGCGGTGTCATTTTTTTAAACAACTTTTTTTGTTTCTCTTTAGAATATTTACTAAAAAAATCAAACATTGCGTGTCTACTATTAGTATGATATAGACCTATAAATGTATAATTATTAGATATATTAATAGTTTTACACATTAAGTCGTATATACTATATCCAGGTATATGATGTAATACACCAATACTAGCTACTACATCTACTTTCTCATTGTATGTTGTTAAGTCTTGTATTTTCCAATTAATTTTTTGTGATCGCAGTTTAGATTCGTTAATTGCTGTTTCAGATATATCTATTCCTGTAACAGCTATATTAGCATATTTATTTTTTACTCTATTACACAACCATCCAGTACCGCAACCTAGTTCTGTAAAAGATTCGGCACTATCTAAGTGTAAGCAAAGAGAAGGCCAAGGTATATTAGTATTATTATCAATACCTATATTAAAAGGCATATAATTGTAAAACGACTGTACTATAGTTGAAAGCATTTTATTTATTTTGTTTTAAATTATAATTTATTAGCGTTAGTCTATCTTTACCATAATAAAACTCAGCAGTAGTAGGTATTTCTATACGTTCATCATTTACAGTAGTAAAAAATCTCATTCTTCCTTCTGCAAATACGTCATCTTCTACAACATTTCTAATTGTTTTATAGAATAACTGACCTGACAATCTATATTTAACTTTATATGTTAACATTCTTTCCTCCGTTAACTGTTTATATCTTAATTATAAAGTTAACGACACTACTTGGCAAGGTTGTTGTTAAAGCAGGAATGCTTAGTGCCGGTATAGTATGTGTGTGCGCAGCATTAGTATTGCCTGTTAAAGCAGTACCAGTTGCAGAGTCTTTTGCTGATGTGGCAAAAGTTCCTGTTGTATTGTTAGTAGCTGCAGTTGTAGATCCAGAAGTACCTGTACCTGTTACACCTGTAGCGTTAGTAATAACACTTGATGCAGCAGCAGAACCTGTTTCTGTGCCAAGAGTAGAGTTGTTACTACCTTTACCAAGTAATACTCTATCTCTTAAATCTGGAAGACCAAAAGTAGATGAGCCATTACCAGATCCGTAGGCAGTAGCTATTGCTGCAAAAAGTCGTGCATATGTTGTTCTATTTACATCAGCACCGTTACATAGTAACCATCCTGCATCAGGGGCAGCAGCCCCGCCAAAAGCTATGATTGATCCTGATGGAACAACCTCAAATCCACCGGAAGTAGATCCATCGTGTACTATTAATGCTTCAGTTTGTGTATCAATCGAGAGTTCGCCAACAACACCTGTAAATGCATTGTTTTGTGCGGTAGTACCTCTTCTAAGTTGTAGTGCTGTAGCCATTTATCGCTCCTTATTTATGTGCACAATCAAGTGTGTCTATTTTGTCAAGGTTATAAAAACCTTTTTACCATATTTATTGTGTAGCGTCAATATATTTTATTTATTAGAATGCGCCTAGATCCAGAGATACTATTTGACCAATAGGATCCATTAAATCATATATTGGAGTACTTTGAATACCAAAAGCATCCGTATCTGCATCTGTTAAATTACCTAGATCAGTATTAGATTCTCCTGGAACAGTAGAGGTAGAAGAATTTTGATAACCTACACCAGCTTCAATAGCTGCCCATGAAATATCATTAGCACCTGCAGTTAAAACTGTACCTTCTGCGCCTTTAGCTAATCTAGCTGTAGCTGCAGAAGCATTACCATATATAATAGAACCTCTAGTTATAGCATCAAGTTGGTTAATTTCTGCCCCAGTAGAAGTAACAGCAGTGGAGCCTAAAGTTAGTTTTCCATCTGGAACAATAAGACCCGCAGCTCCATTAAGGATTAGGTCATCTGCTGAAGTGTCCCAAGTTATATTAGCAGAAGCAGTGTCGCCATATAGTATTACATCGTACCCTTGGTCATTGGCTCCAACGGTCAGAGTTGCGTCTAGCTGAATAGCAGCATTAATATCTAGAGCTTTATCAAACTTAATTGCCTCTGAACCATTAGTAGTAACTATAGTCATATAAGCTGCGTCAGCTTCCTCAATCACTAATGATGTAGCACTATTATCTAATACTTTAATAGAACTTGCTGCGCTAAAGCGTAGTGCCCCATCTGCTCCTGCAGATAGAGTTAGATCTCCCGATATGTCTACAGCACCATTTATGTCTAGTGGTTTATCAAACTTTACAGCTTCAGAACCATTAGTAGTTACTATAGTCATATAAGCGGTATCAGCTTCTTCAACTACTAAAGCTGCTGCATTATTATCTAATACCTTAATAGAACTTGCTAAAGGAAATCGTAATGCACCGTCTCCACCACGTAAGGATAGGTCATTAGTAATACTAGCTATACCTATATCTAAAGTACCACTA